GTTTAGTATGTATTGTTTAAATGAAAAGATTATTCATCAGACTTCCTTTCGAACTCGTAAGAGTAACGGTTGAATTTTCTGAATCGTCTTGGAACCTCTGTGGGTATTCCGTATTTCTTTTCTAAGTACTCGGTAGCAAACGCTAGAATGTTACTTCCATAGTTGCAATCTTCCCAAATGGCTCGAGCTCTGTAAGCTGAGATTTGTGGATCGGTTACTTCGTACTCCGGATAGATGGCTAGTCTTTCGGCTGTATCCGTATTTCGAGCGTGATCGCCCCAGCGTAGATAACGCTGGAGAAAGGGAACTGTAGATCCTGACTTACCTTGTGGGGATTTGTTAGGGTTGAAGTTCCATTTGCTGGTAGCGGGGATTTCGAGGGACAAAGCTTCGGGAGTGGTTTCGGTTGTAGTTCCGAAGAGGCTATCATCTCCTTGGGTGCTGATGTCCTTGGGAAAGTATCCCATGGCTCGGTGGTGTAAGTAAAGTATTCTTCTGAAATTGACGATTGAGTCAATGAGCATAGTGAAGAAACTTCCTGAGGGTACACTGTGGTGTTTCATGTAGACCGTAGAATCTGGGGCTGCTATCTTCCTGTTGATGAAGAAGATCTTCGAAAACTCGAAGGCCGCGCGTGACTCTAGGTTAGGGAACTCAAGCATCGATTCTAAAAGATCGAATGCATCGAGAATCTCCCAATCCTCGACTGATGTGTCAAATGCACTCCAGTCAATACTAATAAGCTTGGTGCTACGACGTTTGTATTCCTCGAGTAGATTCGGGACTCCAATTTTGGGGTCGATTCCAACGAAGAAGAACGTATCGTGCGACGCGAAGAAGTTCATTAACGGTGAGGCTGACAGTCCTTCAATTAAGATGTACTGAAAAGCTTCTCCGAAAACGTTTCTAACTTTCAATCCGTTGAGAATGAATGTAAGTTGTGTTCGCGTATAGGCCATGTCCGGTGTAGAACGTTCAATGACGCTCTGAATACCATGACGCAAGCAATTGTTTATAGTTGCGCTTGCCTGACGGGTGGCTCTGTCTAGATTTCCGTCATCACCCTTCTTGCCTGGGATTCCGATCCCGGCAGAAGATGAAGGTTCAAAAGGAACCTCTTTCAACTGAGTGTGAAAGTCGAGGGACTGAACTTTGCCTAAACTATTGAAATAGTTGCGACAATAATTATCAGTTTCAACCATGGACGAATCACTGGGTTTTACAAACCTACGTGATGCTTCCATCTTGTGGATAGAAGCAAGGTGTCCTTCACTCGTGTAATAACTACGTGACCATCCTTCTAGAACGGAGAAGTCGTAACCAAACGGGTAGGCTTGGAAAGCTTCAACCATGAAGGTATCGGTGAAAGTCATCTCTGACTCTCTATTCACTGGTGAAAACCTGTGAGTTCCGATTGGGGTCAGCGCAGTAAGGTGGGGGGTTCTGTACACTCCCATGTTGGAAGTCTTGTAGAGAACTCCTTGATATGTCATGTCTTCCATAGAAGTACTTAAATTTAATTAAATATTAGTACTCCTGTGAAAAGATG